CCTTTATAATATTGTGTGTTGTAGCACATGCCACACAGTCAGATTTACACCGTTTGAACATTAACATTAGTTCTGGATCTATAGCAGTAAGGCTCCTCATCACAATGTAGTGAAGGTATTCCAATTTATTCTGCATAGCATTATCGAACTTAGATTTGTCAAATCTAGCATTACCAGGAAATCCCACAAACGAATCATGGAATGCATTTAATATATAACAGTGTTCTTTTATAGTGACCAGAAGCTGTTGCCTAAAAAAATCCATTTCCGCATCATAGAGATCAGTTTTATCCCTATCTAACTGTCGCTGGATCTCTTGTATTGTATATAGAATATGTACGTGGCAGTTAGTTATTAAATATTTTTTATCTAATACATCGTGAAGGAAGGTTGTTCCGGTACGCACAGGACCGGCGAAGATTGTTAGATTAGACATCGAAACCGCGTTTTATTGGTCCTGTCCCTTTCATAATTCTGGCTATTGTTGTACCAACTTGCTTGCCAAGTTCAGCGCCACGTTTTGCATTAGTTGAGATGTCTTTGTCTAAATCTAATTCAGTTGGGCCTTTTGTTCGAAGGTGTCCGTGACTCTTGTCGGTCCATCCACGTCTGCGTTTTTGATTATCGGGTCTCTCCCAATCCATGTCTGCAGAAGCAGTAGATTTCTTGGTGTCCTTGTCCTTAGACTTAGGTGCGCTGTGTCGTGCTTTGGCAATACTGTATGCTTGGTCCACATCCGTTAACCCTTTATTAGAAACATATATGGAGATAGTGTCCGCTACTACCCTAGGATCAACCTTAGCATGTTGTCTAACAGCATTAATAAAATCTGCGGCTTGCTTTGTTCTTCGACTTACGTCTGTTTCTTCACCGTCGAGTATTATATCTTTTATTAACATTATATTATTTATACCTTTTTTCTACGACCACTAGCCCAGTAGCCAGCTATGGCACCGATCCCTGCGCCGGTTGTGCCGCTGATTTTATTTTTTGTAAGTTTTGGAATAACTTTGCTGCCGACATACGCACCTGCGGCAGTGGCAGCCGCTGTTTTTGCTAAACTTCTATCGGACTTAGGAGCATCACTATATTTACGATCTCGCTTCATTGCCACTAGATGTTCAAAAGATTCTGAACCCCTGGCCTTTATTCTCATCTGTTGCAACAGTTTCGATACAACCAATTGTTTTTGAGAATATTTTAAATCTCGCCAATCTAAAATTAAACGTCTTAATTGTTTATAAAGAGAATTTTTTATTTCTAATTGACTTTCTAATCTAATTAAAAACATCGAAGATTCACTGCGAGTAGGTTCTATAATTCCCATTTTTTTAATAAATCCATAATGGCGTCTATTGTGAAATTGCAGTGACTTTAAAAAACGCTCATCTTTTCCTTTAATGTTTAAACTTTTATATTCTGGGTGATCTACTGCAAATGCCAACATATATAAATCTGTTGCAGTAGTTCTAAACACAGCATACGGTCCAAACTGTGTAGTTTTCCTAGCATATGCAACTGCATAATCACGTTGCTCTTTATCTTGAACAAACATCACCATCATTAAGGTTTGAAGATACAATAAGTCTGCAATAGTCCTGCCTGTTAAATTACCAAACGAACTGGTATATCTAAATAAACGGCTTTCGCATAACTCTTGGTTGACTAATTGTAACTCCATTATGCCCCCGGCTTACCTGATCCAAAATTTAATCTGCTGAATTCAAGTCTGTCTACTAACTTCAATGCATTGCCTACCCTGTCTACTGCAACGAATCCTTCTTCGCCTGTTACCTCAAAACCGCTATCAGTTTGCACAAATGTATCTATCTGTCGTATTTGCTCTAATTTTTTAACAATTTTATTTTTAGCTTCCATAATTTTTAAATACAAATCATACACAGCTACTATACTGCCTAGATGTTCTTTAATAAATTTAACGCCCTCAATCATTTTAGCAGTTTTAGCATCTATACTTTTCTGTGTGCTGACTTTGGAAATCTCTTTTTCCATGTAATTAACATATTTTGTAACAAAGCCTTGTGCAAATTTAGTGGGCTCGTCAAAATGACCTTGTCTAACTTGATTATTAGCATGTGCTTTGAGCTGAGGTAAAAATACCTTGTCGCCTATAAGGTCTGTGCCTTTTTGTAACCAATCAAACGTTTTTTGATCTATGCCTTTGAGGTACTGGCTAGCATCTGTTATAGCTTGTAAAATGTCATTGCTTTCAGCTTTTGTTAAAGTCACTGTGCCACTCAAGTCTTTGATTAACGCATCTCTGTGCCATAAGCCGCTAGTTTGCCCTAATACACTACTATCAAAACCAAATTTTGCTTGAGTGTCTGCTAAGGCAGGTCCTCCTACATATTCGGTATGCCAAACAATGCCAAATTCAGCATTCTTTATTTGTTCACCTAAGTCGCTGTTTACGGGCACAGCATATGTTATTGTGTTCGGGCCAAATGTTAAATATTCTTCACCGTCTATGCTTACCTGTTTAATATCTTCTTGTCCTGCAAATAACATATCGCCCTGAGCAACTGTGTCCCAGTTCAATTTACTGAGATACTTCAATGCCAGTTTTAACTTTCGTCTCAACCCTTCGGCACTTTTAAGTTCGCCTTTTTGAACAGTGTCCTGGTGATTAGCATCTACGTCTTGGGGAGTGAAATTTAACTTGGGTGTTTGAGCAAAGACACCTTTAGTGCCTACAAAGAATTTTCCAGTTTCTGGATCTTTGCCAGCAACAATGGCCGGAGCACCGTCCCATTTTGTTGTCATACTGACAGGTGACTTAGTATTTCCTTCTAGCATTTGCTGTAAACTGTACAAATAATCAACAGCTTCTTTTGCGCCAGCATAGCCTTTGTTAAATATGTTGTCCTCTAAATGCTCTAAATGAGTGTTCTTGCCTTCAGCTTCTAGCAACAAACTTTCAGTTAAAATTCCTGTGATTAGAGGTTTAGATATTTCAATGAATCTCACCAAAAACTCCTTTATATTGATGTATTTATCTTAATGAGAAGTTTTTAGAATTTTTTTTAATTCTACGATTAATGGTGTATAAAATTTATAGTATGTTTCCTCAGAATAGAACTGTCTAGAATTAAAATCCTCCCGACTTCTATCTCGTTTGTAGTCGCTCTGCATAAACTTCTTTACGCTGTCTAGAAGCATGTTTGTTCTAGTTAAATAATCAGTTTCGTTATCATAAGAATGGTCTATAACATCATCGTACACATCGAAACCTAATGATCGTAAATATTCTATAGACCCCGCAGATGCATGCACAAAAAAAGGCATACCTATAGAAATAGGCTTGAAAGTTTTTTCAGTTATAAACGGATATATAACAGGAAAAGTCTCTGTTGAGAGATTACACACAGAATTGGTATACGCATCCACCATTGTTAAATTGCAATCATCGTACATCATAAAATCATCAATCTTTATAGGAAAACTATCCCAATTTTCCAAAAATACTTTTGTGGTACGGTCGCATTCGTCTTTATCTAAAACCATGTTTAACGGAAAAAGATATTCGTACGCTCTTTTGTTTTGAGGCCTATTGGCATACATTAAAAAATTCCTAGGTGTCTTAATCATGTACATGTTTAAAAACGAATAATGTATATCTCTAAAATATTCCTGGTTTACCAGTTTGGTAAACAAATGTACTCGGCCCGGGCGAGCACTTCTATTTAAACAGGATAATTTATGTTCTTTTTTGTGAGGTATAGCAGTCTGTTTTATATTATTAAAAACATAAAAATAAAACAATTCGTAATTTATCACATTAAATTTTTCGTGACTATTGTTTTTAAAAAAAGGATCTGAGGATAAAATAGCCTTAGGGTACGGCAACCTATCATATATTTTCTCAAGGGCGTTAAGAAAATGTTTATTCATTGCGGTGGGAGGCAAAGCCTCTGTTGTCAACAAACAAGGTTCGAACGCTGTGTGGATTAAAACTAGATCAGGCTTAAAATTAGTTTCTTCTACGAAAGATTCTAAAGCTGGTACAAAAGCATTGTAGTTTCTTGCGAGTCTATTACATAAAATTACAATATTTTTATTTAGATGATTAGCAATTTTATTCCAAAACTCGTACTCGTACTCCGCGGCTTTAGGTGGATCGCAAAAAAATACGCAATTTTGCGATACCTGATGTGGAGCAGGCATTTAGATACCTGCTAATGCTTTGATATTTTCCAGTTGAATTGCTTCGTTTAATGTTTTATTGTCTAATAATAAAACATGATCTGCTTTACTTTCTGCAATAACAACAGTATAGCCTAATTGTGCCCAAGTAATGCCAGCGGCTTCTAAAACTTTATCCATGTATTCAAATGCTTCAGTTCTTAACTTTCTAGCATCAGTCGCAAACTTAGAGTAAAACTGTGGATTAGTTTTATTTAACCCTGAATGTTTCATAATTGGTGCAATAGATTGAACGTATTTGTCAACGTCCACACCCTTAGCTTGTTGAGCCGTAATAGTATTAAGTAAATCCTGCGCCGCTTGCATCTTGTCGTCATCACTTCTATCAGGATCTAACATTTTACCTTGGAATGCTTTCAAATCAACAGTTGCCATAGCAGTAGGTTGTTTAAGTTGTTGTGGCTCCTGTGGCTTACGTCTAAGTAAATTAGCAGTAGCTCGACCTAATGCCGCGCCTACTGTTGCGCCAGCTTTTTGTGTTGTGGTTGCATCGGGATCTGTCATGGTTTTAGTAGCAAGAGGGCCGCCGATTTTATCCATTGCCGCATCTTTTGCTTTCTGGAGCATGCCTTTAGTTGGCTTTACGTCTTTAGCGATGTCTGTTAACTCCATAGACACTGCATCTTTGTTATTAAGGGGATACGTCCCAGGTATGACCTTGTTCAATCCAGTTTCAGGATCTTTAACTTTAGGATCTACTTCTTGCCACTGCCAACCCTTTTTTGTCTGAACATACTGATATGTAAGTCCGCCAGGATGCTTAACAACTTTATTTTGCATTGCTTTAGCCTGAGCTCGTTGAGCACCGAATTCACCAACATCGCCTGAAACTTTTGATTTGGCGGCATTAGTTGCGGCTTGTTTTGCTTTTAGTGCATCTGTACGTTTTTGCTTTGCAAGGTCTGAGAATCTACCTCTACGCATATTATCATTGGACTTATCAGTTGCAGGTGCTTCTGTAACAAATTCATTAATCTTCATAACTACTCTCTTGATTTAAAACTTTTTTTATGCCTCTCGAGAATTTTTTAAAATCACCACTCTTGATACTGTTTATCATTCGTCGTTCAAGATCCAATGCATCATCTTTGTCGTAAAGTTCGTGTAACATTTTTTTAATGTTGTTAACACTACTCACTAAATGCTCTACACGATTTTCCAAAACATGATGCTTATCCCGATCTATAGAGATTTGCTGTAGCTCTTCTAGAATAGATTTTGTTTTGCGTTGTGACATTTTATTATTCCCTGTACACTCGTATTTATCTATTATAGGTCATTTTTTTTCATAAACTCACGCATGTTTAGAGCTTGACTCACAGTGTCTTTTGCTTGATTGTCTTCGGCTTTGATACTCTTATTCCTACTCAGTTGCTCTAACAGCCCGCTAGATGCAACACTAACTGCGCCTTCTTCGTCATCAGCTAAATCTTCGACCCTGAGTGTATCTGGATCAAACTTCAAGTCAACTTTACTGCCTACTCCGCTTGAACTACGAGTTTTCATAAACTGTATCTGATATCTTCCACGTTCACGCATTGCATTACTTGTGAAAATACCAATAACGTTATCTGCTGTTTGTATTTTTGAAATACCGCCAGCAATGTGATGATGATCAAACTCTATTTCTTCTACTGCGCCTCTATTCAACTGCGATGCTGTGACCAATATTGCACCAGTCTCCACTGCTAAATTACGCAGTTCCTCTGACACATATTTGTCTTTGATAAACAAATCACCTGGGCTTACCCTAGCACTTATTGGCATCATCAGGTCTAAATAATCAACTAGTATTGCATCGACTTTAATATCACTGTTTATTTCATACTCTCGAACAAATGCTCTAATATCATTGGCATTGACCCCGTTGGTCATTTGTTTAACTCTAAATTTGCCTGCACCTTTTCCTTTCATACGCACTTTGAGATCCACATCATCCATGTTACGCATAATTTCTTTTGTGCCGTATCCGCTCACCATTGCATCTAGACGCATACTAATAAGTTGCTCGCTAAGTTCCAAACTGATGTACACAACATTAAGTCCTGCTAAACTCCAATTTACTCCAAGGTTTTGCAGGAATAAACTCTTACCTGCACCAGAGCCGCCTGCAAAAATTGTTATTTCACCTTTGTTCAGACCACCGTATAATTTTTGATCTATATGTTTCCAGCCAGTGCTTATTGCACCTGCTTGACTCTTTATATGCTGTAGACGCTCTTTAGGATTTTCAAAATATTCCAAACCCAAATCTTTAACCAGTCCAACTTGACTGGCTTCTTTGATTTTATTTTCAACTGCACCGTAATCCTGCTTTTCTAGCAAATCTGTGCTGTCAAGTATTGCTTTTTCCAGTGCCTTGTGTCTACAAAATCGCTCGAAACTATCCAAGAACCACTCGACATGATTGTCAGATATACCGTCAATACGCTGTAGGTCTACATTTGTAGTAGCACTAATCTGGTCTATGGTTGGGATACTACTATATTCCGAAGCATGCTGTTTTAAAAACGTTACAGTATTTTGAAATCGTTTATTAAACATAAACGGTTCGATAATATTGTTTACCCGAACAAACAACTCGGGGTCTGTGACCAAGAAGTTCAAAAATAATTCTTGAATTTCTTCCGTGTATTCTTGTATGCTATCCATTTATTCTTTTCATCTCTTTTAAAATATTCATGTATATTAATTTATGACCTTCCGTGTTTGGATGAGCATCTTCGTGGCTTATACGTTTATTGTCCATCATCACAGAAAGCGGCTTTGTAGTCCAGTTTTCTAAATTTAAATTTTTTGCAACAGAAACTTCAGCTGATGTTAGTGAAACTTGTCTAGAAAAAGGAGTGTTTTCTAGTATGGTAGGAATATGATTATCCCCCGACATACTGGTGAATAAAAATTTTGTGTTATGATTTCTTATCAGATGCTCTGCAGACATAACATTCTTGAAAAACTCTAGTCGATAGTCTTGCAGTGTTTTACCCACAAGAATATCAGTTGACATTGCTTTTGAAACTCTTTCCAATGAATTATGCAATCCTTTATTTGACGGATTATCAATATCTGCCAACTTACCATCGTCAATATGCCAACTATACAATTCCTGATTTGTGTAATCTTTATTTTCTGCAAACAGATTGTTTGTCGTGACATGACCCAAATTACAATAGTTAATCCACTGATTAGCAATTTCACTAAAACGTTCTTTTCTATGAATCCCTGTCCACTGAACTATAACGAAATCGTAAGTGTTTTTGCTTAACGCTTCTGCTGTAGTCCTAAAAATTTTATCATTACTGTTGCCGCCTAAGGCTAATAAATTTACATCATAATCTTCTGCAAGCATTTTGGCCCACGTGTACTGATCATTTGGCACTAGCCTACCTGTAACAGGATCATGTAACACATCACTGCCAGCAGTAAAACTACAACCGTTTACCAGTATTTTCATAGATACTTACCAACCAAATATCCTGCTAGGAACACAAACCAGTCAAATATAAAATGCATAAAGAAAGAAATTGCAAAGATTTCTTTCCAGTGTTGTTTGCAAATGTCCAGCCACTCTGCTATTTTGTTCATAACATCTTCCGTTGTACTTGTATTTTTATTTTATTATTGGTAGCAAATTTTACTATACTGTTTACAGTAAGTAAACGACCATACTCGGTTACTGCATCCGCGGCGTCTTTAATACTATCTTTCCACGGAGGAAAACTAACCTCCCATCCTAACTCTACTGCTCTATCAATTAATTGTTTGCCTGCATTATCTCGATCCGGGCACAATATGACTCGCTTGTTTAACTTGTCTATCAAATGTGCCTGCTCGGCGGTTACACCGTTGCCCAATACACTGATTCCATCTACTAAGATAGCATCAAAAACTCCTTCTGTCACAATAACAAAATCTCTATCAGTGTCAACAAACCTGTCTATGTTAAACACATACCCGCTTTGCATATTTAACAAATATTTAGCTGTTTCTTTACTAGGGGGATTTATGTGCCTGCCTGTCCAACCTACTAATTGGTTGTTATACATAAAAGGCACAACTAAACGTGCATTATACATACTGTTGTTTATGTGCAATAAAGGAAACTTACCTAGCAATCCACGCTGGATTGCATATTGTTTTACTTTGTGGTCGTCTGGCAAATCTTCTACAAGAGAAGTCTCGTCGGGCAATGAGTGTGTTTTAAATTCTGCCGCACTGTAAACATAACTGTCGTTAGCATCATCTATTTCCAACTCTTCGCCGTACTTCATTAGATTCAACACCACAGTATGTGCATCTTTTGCAGTAACTCCTAGTGCTTCAACTAGCTTTTTATATTTTACACCTAACTTTGTACTTGGGCTCCATCCTGTAGTGTAGTTACAATTAAAACAATGATAACTAATTTTACTACCCGATTGTATAACACCAGCACGTTTTCGCTTGTCACTGCACATCGGGCAGTCAAACGTAATCCAGCCGCTAGGTGTTTTACCTGCACTGATAGGCAAGTGTTCCATTAACAATCGATGTACTTGATCTACTAGTTCATGATGATGCATAAGATTATTATAGCATCATGTAGCACAAAGTCAACTAGTTTCTAAGAAGGACTTTATCTATAGATCCAGATGTTTGTTCGAACCTAACTCTAATCCAATTAGTGTTAATTGTAAAATTGAAAGGATCAACGCCGGTAAATGTCGTTGTGTAAGGTATTTTTACTTGTCCAAAATCACCCTGTACATTAATGTTATACCAGTCACTTTCTTGAGTTGGTGCTGTTTCCAATGCGGAGCCTTGTATATACACATCACCCACAAAATCTGTTAAGTATAATGCAACCGTGTGTTTGCTATGCCTAAAGTTTTTGTCTTGATTGCCAAACAATGCGTTGGACACAAATGCATTTGTGCTATCACCTAAGGCAACATTTGAAATCTGCGTAAATACATTTTGGGTTTGTGTGGGCGCAGGTTCATATTCCATAGAACTGCGAATTTCTAAATCTGTTAGCATTCTATCGTTTTGGTTAGCATACAACGGAGACTGGGTTTGACCAGCATCAGTGCTTTCTGTAATAGAAATGTGATAAAGCCCAGGAGATAAATCTGTCAAGTCTCCCTTTAAAATGTCTAATTTTGCTTCTCCAGTAGTACCACTGTTAACCAAAGTCAAAGGTTTAAACATCACACGTCTACTGGTGTTAGGATCAATTATACTTGCATAAAGTGTTTTACTACTTAAATTTTGTAAAACACGGTCTCTATTTCTCACAAAAAAACTTAAAGTGTTGTTAAGTCCTTTATGTGCTACTAATTTTGTTTGATTCATTGGTCTGTTATCCACGTTTATACCGTCTGAACTTAGAACTAAATCTACAGACTGGTTTCCTAAAAAATATAATGTATGGGCTGTACCACTCGACATATTCTATACCATTATTATTACAGTATTTATCTAAGACAGTAATAAATATCATTGATGACTAAAGAAGAAGAACTACAAGAAAAATTTCCGTTTTTAACAGGTTTACTATTCAGCGATACAGAATTTGTAGGTATAGTCCAAAATCAAGACAAACAAATTATAAGTTTTTACGATATCGAACGCTGTAAAACAGAAGAGCATAAAAAATTAATGTTAGATTACGGAGACTTGTGGTGGTGGGAAAGCAACCGACAATTACCTATTGACATATTTTTGTTTCAAGAAATGCAGGAATTACAGTACTGCCTAAGAACATTTGTATTGAAAGAAACTGAAATTATCTTTGGTCCTGTCACCAGCATGCAAAACATTTTGAAAAAACGAATCAAAAGAAGAAGTATTCAGTTAGTTAAAAAACCCAATTAGAGTCGATCGACAATTAAATTCAATTGGACCAAAATTACCATTGCATATCCAACAGCATGGCTCTTCTTAAAAAAGTAGTCATCAGTCTGTTCCCAAACTTCCTTTTCAATAACATCCCAAGTATTACCCACTAAATATCTTTTGCCAGGACGGATCATAGCCAATATCATTGCAAGTTGTTCAACGTTTTTAGGCAAATG